CGGAGTTGGTAACTTTACGTTTTATAATCCGAAGACAGGACAGGAAGAAGAAGCATACGGAGTTATTGCTGAAACGCTTGTCGGTAATTTAATTCTTTCACAAGAAGTTGGAATTTATAACACTACTGGTAGTGTGTCTATAGACGAAAACGGAATTGAAATTATTAGCGATATGACTGGCGATGATCCAGTTCCGATGCATATGTCTATTGGCAGAATCTATTTGAATAGCGAAGGCGAAGAACAAACAGACAGAGCAATTTACATTGATTCAGACGGAAACGTTGTAATCAGCGGAAATGTAAAAATAAATTCTAGTGAAGAATACGATATTGAAACCGTAAATGATTTATGCAATCCGGATTCTATGCACCAATATGTAGAGCGAAGAGTTACGGATATGAGCGATCTACTAAACACACAGGCTGCAACATATTACACTGAACTTTATGGATATTCACAAGAATTCTTAGGATACAGAGACAGAATGAGTCAGTGTGTTTCTATAGATGAAAACAGAGGTTTGGTCATTTCTGGTTACAATCCAGCAACGCAAGATAAGAGCAAGTTTGAAACTGTAATAGACAATGAAAGTATAAAGTTTAAAAGCGATGATACTATTGTTGCATATGTTAATCACGAATTATTATACATCCCCAATGCAGCTATAACAACCACGTTGAGACTTGGAAAATTCTTTGTATTTCCGAGGAATGATGATGGCGTGTCTATTATTTGGGTTGGTGACTATATCCCTAGAACGATTAATTCAAGGGGTGAATTAGTATTAGTTGACCATTCAGGCGATGAAGAATTAGTTGGTTCAGAAGGTAACGGTGAAGGTAATGGTGAATCATCTGGCGAATCTGAAAATAATTCTGAAAGTGGCTCTATTACCTATACAGGAAGACCATCCAAACAAGAGATGCTTGCAATGTTAGAAGAGATAGAAAATCAAGAGGCAGAAGGAGGCGATTAACATATGGCAGATTTAATTGGAAATACTGGCTGGAAATCAACACCTAATCCGGCAATAAAGCAAAGGTTAAATTGGGCGATTACCAGAGGAACATCAGTAGAAAATTCAAGTCAAGTTATTATTAGCTTGTGGCTGAAAAAAGACCCCGCAATCCAAAATGAGCCTACATATTCGACAGATTGCAGATTTAACATCGAGTGTAATGGTTTTGTACATCGTGACGTACAGATAAGCAACAATATGACATTGAATGCAAACAATCAAGAAATGTGCGTTGCTAGGGTTGTTCTTGAAGCGGTTGTGCATAATGTCGATGGTACAAAAACCACAACACTCAAAGCAAGTGGCGGTTTTGGCGGAACATCCATAAGCTATTATAGTTTAAATATATCAAAGTCTGTAACGTTTCCGGCGATTAACAGAGCGTCTTCTTTGTCAAATATAGCAAGTACGGTTATCGGGAATAATGCAACGATTTCATTTACTCCGTATTCAAGATTTTTCTACTATAAATTTAGAATGAAGTTCGGTTCTACAACTTATTATATTAGGGATGGATCGGGTAATGAGGTTGCTTTATTCCCTAACTCAACGTCAACGTATTCTTTTACACGACAAATCCCATCTGAGTTAATAAGCCAAATAACAACTGCGACAAGCGGGACAATGACCGCTTATCTGTATACTTATGCTGATGCTGCATGTACAAAGTTGATTGGCAGTGCAAGTATAAAAACTTTCACAATTACAGTTCCGTCAAATATTGTTCCCCTTATTACTAGTCATAGCGTAAATAGGATCAACAAAAAAATTGACGGAGTTGACGTTATTGCTGGTTGGAATGTCAATGTCGATGGTTTCACAAAATATACATTTGTAATTACGGCAAGAGGTTCAAATGGTTCAACTATAAAGAGCATGACCATATCCGGAGATTTATACAACACTAAAGTGACAAACGTTGTGAACAATGGCGATGGAACGTATACATGTACTTATGTTGGTGCTTACAAGACTATAAATGCCACTAAAAATACTACAACGAAAATTACTGTACAAGATAGCCGTGGAAGGGTTTCTACCGCTGTTACACATAATGAATATGTGTATGGTTATTCTAATCCCGCTATTATGATGTTTAACGCTGAAAGAGATAATTCTGACAGCAGCATAATAAATGTAAAAACGTCAAGCAGTTTTTCATCAATAAACAATCACAACACATTGATTGGTAGTATCGCTTATAGAGAAACTGGAACTTCTGATTGGATTCCTATAAGTAGCATTAATCCAAATACAGGTTATACTCCGGTAGCTGTTCAATTATCTGGCGGAGATGTATTTGAAGACAACAAAGCATATGAATTACAATTAGCCATTTATGATGATTTAGGCGGAGAAGCGTTCTTTGAAACATATGTTGGTACAGCAGCGGTCTTCCTTGATTTAAGAGCTGGTGGAAACGGATTAGGTCTTGGTAAGATTGCGGAGAGTGATGCTCTTGAAATTGCGTTTCCAACTAAATTTTATTATTACAGATTAAAAGTAGAAAACAATATTGCATATCCAATGAATGATATGCTCGATTCACATATATGTATGATTGGTAACAATTCGTTGGAAAATAACTTTGTTTTGTATGATAAATCTACTCAGATATATTTAAGAAAGATTGGTAACTTTGTAAATATATGTGGCGCTATTTCTTCTACTGTAAATATAGATTCTTCGGTTATGCAAACAGGCAAAAAGTTCATGACATTATTAGAAAAGTTTAGACCGTTACAAGAAGTACGCACAGTATGTCAAGGTTCTGTCAAGAATACATGGTTGCTTACAATTAAAACCAATGGCGAAGTATGGTTTTCAAGATATGGTGCATCAAGTTATGCTTCTGTCACTGGAAAAGCACAAAACGAAAGTGGGCGTGTATGGTTGCCGTTTAATGTAACGTATATGGCTGGTGACGGATTACCGATAGGATGCAGTGATGACGGCGTTATGTGGCGTCCTTATATTTTTGTTGAAGCAAGTGAAGCATAAAGAGAGAAAGATAAATGGGTGAAAAAATAAGAATTCCGCTTTCAGTTTTGCGGAAAAGTTTTATATATAAACTGAATAAATTAATAAATGAGAGCGGTCTTGAACCTTATATGGTTGAATCAATTTTGAAAGATGCATATGAGCGAATGGCCGTTGAGACAGAAAGACAATACCAGAGAGAACTTGCAACTTATAATGAATCATTACAAGACAATGAAGACAAAGGAGAATGATTATGTCTAACTTGAATGATATTTTAAAGAGCATTATTTACATCATTATCACAGGTATTCTTCCGATTATTGTTCCGTATATTATTAAACTGTTTAATGCAAAAATTGATGAACTTACGGCAAATATCGAGAATAAAAAGGCAAAAAGATATATTGATGTAATTGTTGATGCGATCAGCATTGCGGTTACATCGGTAAATCAGACTTACGTTGATTCGCTTAAAGAAGCTGGTACGTTTGATGATGAGTCTGCTTCTATTGCGAAGAAACTTGCAATGCAAAAGGCAAAAGATTTAATTACGGCAGATTCAAAGCAGTTTATTGAAATGGCATACGGCGATTTCGACAAGTACCTTGAAGATGCAATTGAATCTTATGTAAGACAAGAGAAGTTATCATAATAAAGTGATTCCGAAAAACGGAGTGCGTCAAACCGGCGCACTCCTATTTATATGGAGAAAAATAAATGAATAGTAAGAATAGAGAGTTGGTCGCTGAGATGATTGCACGTGTTGAGTCTAATTCCAGATGGAATGCGTATTCAGACCCAGGAACAATTTCAGCGAAAGAACATACAATTACAATCGGCGCTTATCAATTTGGTGGTGGTTCAAACGAAGCTAGAGATTTACTGAAACTTATCAAAGAGGATTATCCGGAAGTATTCAAGAAATACGATACTTGCGGTATTGCTGCCACTCTTTCGAAAGATTGGTACAGCACATATTTTAATCCGACAGCCACACAGAAGAAACAGATCATTGCTTTGATTTCAACTCCGGAAGGTATCGCAACTCAGAAGAAATATTTTTGCGATATTGAATTGCCCGCTTATTTGAAACGTGCGGAAGAGTTTGGCTTAAAGACGCAGAAGTGCCAAGCGCTTTGGGTAGAGATTCAACATTTGGGTGGTCTCAATCCGACAAAGAGAATCTTTAACCGGATTAAAGCTGAGACAGTAGATGAAGTTGACAGAGCATTGAAAATGGATCAAGCGGATACATCGTCAAGTAATCAAGTTGGTGATCGAATTTACTACAAAGATAGACATACATACTGTTTAGATTTTGTGCGCAAGTACATTACCGAAGATAGCGAAAATGTTGAAGAAACCGCAAAATCGGACGGAAAGAATGTTGAAGAGACCGTAAAATCGGCAGAGCAAAAAGTTGAAGAAAAGAAAGAAACCACAGAGAAAATATACAAGTATACAACAGAAGATGTTTCACTTGGTTCTACTGGTAATGTCGTTCTGCTTTTACAGGAAATTTTAAAAGCACGTGGATTCAAAGGCGCAAATGGGAAACCGCTTGAATTAGACAGAGAAGCCGGAGCGAATACAATTCACGCTATTAACTCTTACCAGAGTGAACGGAGAAGACAGGGCGTTGAATTAGGCTCTGATGGAAAGAATGATGGAACGTGCGGACAGAAGATGTGGAAAGATTTAATTTCGATTTAATACTAAAATCGAAAAGGTATATATTGGGAGGTTTATTGATTATGTCAATTTGTACAGCTAAACAGTACATAGACAAATTTGTTAGTTATGTTGGTTATCGTGAGAAAAATCATGCAAGTGCTAACATGGAGAGTTTTACTGCTGATGCCGGAAGTGGAAATTTTCAGAAGTTCCAACCGCTTTGCAATGCGGGTAATGGCGATCAGTGGTGTCAATATAGCGTAAACGGTGTATGCGTTGAAGTTTGCGGAAGTATTAAAGATGCGCAGTATGTTATGTGCGATACAACCGGAAATAAGTACATGACTGGTTATACTCCGGAAGGAGCAAGTTTCTTTAAACAAGCTGGAAGATGGCACACTGTTCCGCAGTACGGCGATGTGGTCTACTTCTACTCTACTTCAATGGGGCGCATTTGTCATACTGGCGCAGTTATTTCAGTAAACACAAAGAACAAAACTTTTAAGACTGTTGAGGGTAATACCAATAACGATGGTTTTACAACTAACGGTGGTTGTGTCGCAATTCATGAATACTCTTATGTCAATGTTGGTGCGCCTAATCGTGTTGCTGGTTTCGGCAGACCGAGATTCGCAGCAGAGGGATATACACTCAAAAAGGGTGACACTGGCGATAAGGTAAAACAGTTGCAGAAAGACCTTCAACTTGCCGGATTCTGCGATTGCGGTTATTACGGCAATAACGGTTTTTGCGATGGCAGTTTTGGCGCTACAACAGAGAAGTATGTGAAGCTGCTTCAAAGTTCTGCCGGAATTGACATTGACGGTGAGTACGGCGCAGACACACAAAAGGCGCTTGCTGAATATGTTAAGGCAGCTAAGAATTCAAAACTTGATTGTACAGTTGATACATTCTTGTTGACAGCAAAGGAAATCGCACAGCAGAACAGAAAGAATAACTTTGCTTACGGCAATGCTGCTTGCCTTCCGGCTGTAAATTCAGACGATAAGAAAGTTTCTTGTGACCGCTTTGTTGACCAGGTTCTTTGGTCTTGTGGATTAAAAGACGTTGGTAATCGTGGCGTAACACAGGTCGGTGATTATCTTGAATCTAAAGGCGCTAAGAAGATTGTGAACAAGAATGACGTTCAAGCTGGCGATGTGATTTTCTTCAATGGTCATGTTTTCATTTTGGGTAACAAAGTTTCTGACGGAGTTTATGAGCGTTATGACGCTGGTAGCCAAGATAGAATTCGTTTGACTGGCGCTTACTCCGGTTATGATTCTCAGCCGTTTAGAGAGAGCATAGAGGGATTTATTTATGCTTACCGCTTGCCGTTCAAGACAAAGGAAGAAAAGCCAATAGAGAAGCCTACAGAGGGTGAGAAGGTCAAATATGGTTTTACTCCGCAAGACGTTTCAGATGGTTCAAAAGGAACAAGTGTTCTGTTATTGCAAGAGATTTTGAAAGCACGTGGATACACAGGTATTAACGGCTCAGAGTTGGCGCTTGACAGAGAAGCGGGTGCAAATACAGTACATGCTATTAACGCATATCAGAATGATCGTAGAAAACAAGGTTTTGAATTAGGTTCTAACGGAAAGAACAGCGGTGTTTGCGATCAAAAGATGTGGAAGGATTTAATCGCTTTCTAATAAGCGGGAAAGGGAAAAGGACGC